TGGTGTTTACTTTGGCGATCGTAAAGAATGGGGACGTCAGCATACTATATGCACTTGGCAGTCACTCAACAACTTGTTAAAGAATACCAAGTCAGGCGAAGCCGAAGTTACCATACAAGAGTTCCTGGAAGATGTGGTATGCGTTATTGTAGACGAAGTACACATGGCCAAAGCAGATGCACTTAAAACATTGCTGACAGGAGTAATGGCACACATACCAATTCGTTGGGGACTAACAGGGACGATTCCCAAAGAAGATTTTGAATTTCAAGCCCTATATGTCAGTTTAGGTCCGGTAGTGGGTCGACTACGTGCAAGCGAACTACAGTCGCAAGGCGTATTGGCACAATGCCATGTGAATATTGTGCAATTAGTTGATCATGTTGAATATAAAGACTACCAAAGCGAGCTTAAATACTTAGTAACTACACCAGAACGTATTGAAGCTGTTGCCAAGTTGGTAGACAAGATCAAGGAAAGCGGTAACACACTTATACTTGTAGATCGTATTGAAACAGGCAAGATCCTGCAGGCATACCTCAGCACACTATTTGGCCTATTAGGCGATAAGCCCGAAGCAGTATTTGTATCTGGTTCAACTAAGGCCACAAACCGCCGGGAAGAATACGATGAAATTGCTACAAGTACTAACAAAGTTATTATCGCAACATACGGTGTTGCTGCTGTCGGTATCAATATTCCTAGGATATTTAACCTGGTTATGGTGGAATCTGGGAAGAGCTTTACTAGAGTAATTCAAAGTATCGGCCGCGGTATTAGAAAAGCCGAAGACAAGGACCATGTAGAAATTTGGGACATTACGTCAACTTGTAAATTTGCCAAACGGCACTTGACCAGACGAAAGGCTTTCTACAAGGAAGCCAGCTACCCATTTTCGACAGAAAAATTAGAGTGGATAAAATAATGGGCATAACATTTAAATCGGCAGAACAATACTTACCAAAGTTAGGTGTCAATGATGTGTTTGTAGAAATTGGTAGCGATCGTTATGAAGGATCTACTGAGTATTTTGCAGACTTAGCTGTACGTAATAACACAGTATTGCATACAGTAGACCTATCGGCAGAACCACAAGCTCGACTTAATAAAGACAATATTATACCGGGAATTGTGTGGTATCAAGCCGAAGGAGTTGATTGGTGTCGTAATACATGGCCATTACTGCAAAAAAAAATTGTATGTTTATATTTAGATAATTTTGATTATGACTGGGAAGTCGAAAGACCTGGTCCTAATATATTAAAACAAAAACAAGAATATCGAGAACGTTTTGGTATAGAAATGAATAATATGAACTGTCAATTGACCCACTTACAACAAATGATGGCATTGTTGCCTTACATGAGTCCGCAGAGTTTGATAATTTGTGATGATACTTATCTTAGCAATGATTGCTGGATCGGTAAATGTGGAGCAGTAGTGGTGTATCTTGTGGCCAATGGTTACCAAATAATCAATACTGAAAAAGTTGGAGGATATAGTTACGGAGTTATTCTTGCAAGAGATTAAAATTGTTGACTTTGCATTTTACTTACTGTATAATTAAAACATGAGAATACTTACACTTGATAATTTGGCTTACGACTTAGATACACTGCCGGAAGAAGTTGACGATATGCGTTTTGCAATTCTGGACAACAGCGATCCTGCCAATCCTGACTACCATTACATACCTTTGATCTTTCTGGAAAGTTTTAATAGTCCAGCATTGGTACTCCAAATTGGGGAAAACACAATTAAAATGCCCATGGATTGGCGTATCCTGATTGGAGAACCAGATTCTGGAGACTTAGAAGTACTGCAACTGACTTCATTAAATGATAGAGGCTTCAAAGCATTTCAATTTAATCCGCTAAGTAGTTTTAGGCCCAGCTTTCTTGATATTGAAATTATAGATGTGTATCAGGATGTAACCTGGTATTCACCAAAGTTAAAAAATGGACAGATGCTGACTGTACCATTAGACGATAGTCATAAGCCAGACTGCGTGCATTTTGTTAAGGATATCAGCAGAAACTGTGAAATTGTTGACTATAATAAGGCTTGGTAAAATGAAACAATATGAAGATGACGCAACCGCTCCGAAGATAGTGGCCAACGTACCAAATAAAAAAGAAAAAGATTTAGAAAAACAAATAAGAGATTTATCAGACCAAATAAATGCACAACAAAAGGTCATTGACAGAATGCATCGAGATATAATACGCTTACGTACAGCAATCAACGAGGTATCGGCAAGGATCAAGTAATGGCACAGCCAAGCGATAAACTAAACATTGCCAACGAGATGAAGCAGTTTGACCTCAAGAACCGCGACTTCTACGACGAGCTAACACCAGAAGAACGTAAAAAGTTTTCAAACTATCTCATGATACGTTGGGGCAGTAGTGTACAAGGTTCCGGGGAATTGCAGGAGTACTATGTGCAAAGCTGCAATCATTATTTCAACAAAAACTTCTTTGCCATCAGTAAACACCCTAAGCTGCAATGGTTGTGTGCTACAGCAGTTAGCCCAGGTATGGGGGTACACAAACATCAATGGATCAGTCCCAAGAAGAAAGAAGCCAGTACCGGCACTGTGCGAAAACAATTGGCAGAGCTGTATCCAAATATGAAGAATGATGAACTTGATCTGCTGGCAAAGATCACTACCAAGAAAGAACTTGACCAATACATTCGAGACCTAGGCAACGAAGTTAAAAAATGAAATTTGAATGCCAATATTGTAAGAAATCTTTTGCCAAAGAAACCACACTCGTGGTACATGTGTGTGAGCAAAAGAAACGTTTTCAGAGTCAAAACGAAACTGGCATTCAGCTGGCCTTACGTGCGTATCAAAAGTTTTATGAAATGAGCCAAGGCACAGGCAAACCCAAGTCGTTTGATGACTTTGCCCGTAGTCCTTACTATCGTGCGTTTGCTAAATTTGGTCAGTACTGTGTCAGCATCAGGGCTGTCAATATACCTCGCTTTACTGAATGGCTGTTAAAAAATAACAAGAAGATAGACTATTGGTGCAGCGATAAGGTGTATGGCGAGTTTCTGGAACAATATCTCAAAGTAGAAAATCCCATGGATGCCTTGTATAGATCAGTTGAATACTGCAGCCGTTGGGCAGACGAAACAGGCAATCGATCCAATGATTATTTGCGTTATGGAAATGACAATGCGTTATGCTATGCTGTCACTACAGGACGTATCAGTGCCTGGGTCTTGTATAATTCTGATTCAGGGCAGGAATTCCTGGGACGCATTGGAGCAGATCAAATTTCCATGACATGGTCTTTTATTGACGCTGATTTTTGGCATCAAAAGTTTCGAGACTGTCCGGAAGATACTGCTTATGTCAAAGACATTTTAAAACAGGCAGGATGGTAAAGACAATGATTTGTATTGATTTTCAAGGCGGCGCTCACGGTAATTTTTTAGAGTTTGTTTGCAACAAATTAGCTGGAGTAAAATCTACCAATGAGTTACCGTTCAATGATCTCGGGTCGTCTCATACAAAAGGATATATCGGCGACAATATTTTTATTGCTGATCATTATTCTTTCTGGCCAGCAGCTTATCCTGATAATACCACGCAGATAATCAGTATACAAGTCGAAGCTGATGATTTACTTGCATTGAGTCAAGTCAGTATACTAAGAGCCGGTGATTATGCAATTGATAACGATCAATTAGAAATAGATACCTATCATAAGCTCAACAATATGAATTACAAGACAGTGCTAAACAACATAAAAAACAGCTTCTTTACAAATCAGATTAGTGAAAGTTATAATGCAGTCAAGGATCCCAGCTGGCCAGATGTCACATCTTTAGAAGAATTTGAGCAGCTACCTATTAGTATCAAACAAGAATGTTTAGATCAACACCATCTCGAGTTATTGCAGTTCGATAATGATCATCCCAATTGTCCACGTCATCTGTTGAGAGAATTTTTTCAAATAGGGTTTGAAAATCCAGCAGTTTCTGGATTTATGATTGAACAAGAAAAAATGTTGTATCCGGGCAAGGATGTCTACATATTTCCATTTTGTTGTTTTTATAACACAACTTTATTTGTTGAGCAATGTAAAAAAATTGCAAGTTGGGCCAACTTGCAATTTGATGATTACGATAATATAATACTACTGCACGAAGAATTTATGAAAAGACAGCCGTATGCACATTCAAAACAAAAATGTGATCAACTGTTGGCAGAATTTGTTGCAGGAAACACAAGTACGCTACCAAAATTGACTCTTATGGAAGAAGCGTATTTCAATGCCCAATTAAAGAGATACAATCATGTCCAGAGCAGATATTGATATTGATCTACCGGATCGAACGCAGTTACTAAAGTTAATACAGCATGTTCCGGCAAGACAACTACACCAAAATCAGATTCGTCGTCATAATTCTGGAATATATCCTACCGAGATTCCTCGCGATCCTGTAAATGAATGTGCAGCAATCGATTATGAAAACGCAGAAGAGCGCGGATATTTTAAAATTGATTTATTAAATATGTCAGTTTATCAGTTGATAAAAAATCCAGAACACTACACACAAATGTTAGAAAAAACTCCTAACTGGAGTCGTTTATGGACAGATGATTCATGGACACAACAGATAGTACATGTAGGAAATTATACAAGATTGTTGGAAAGTATGAAACCAGATTCTATTGTACGCATGGCAGCATTTATAAGTGTAATAAGACCCGGCAAAGCTCATTTGCAAAATCAGTCTTGGTCGACTGTATTTGATGAAGTATGGAATGGTGATGATTCAAAAGGGTACACATTTAAAAAATCACATAGCCTTGGTTATGCCAAATTAGTTGCATTGCATATGAACTTGTTAGATGCGTAACATACAACATATCTATGCGAATGGTTGTTCATTTACATACGACAATCACATTCGACACCAGCTTGGTCAACCATGCTACCCAGAAATAATAGCGCAACACCGTGGGATCCGTTGTACTAATGCTGGTTTACCGGGATCTTGTAATCGTAGAATTATTAGAAATACCCTGCGAGACTCGATAGCATTTGACAGTACAACTTTAGTATTGGTACAACTAACATTTTTAAACAGAATAGAAAAACCTTATACACCAGGCCAGGATAACGAATGGAAAATGGAATATGCTACAGAAGAATATCATGAAAGCATAAAAGATAATCCATCTGAATCAGTCAATCAAAAATATTACAACTTGCATATGAAATTTTTTGATCCGCGGGCAGAACTTACAAATCTTGCTACAGATATAATTATGCTGACTGGATATTTTCGCAGCAAGAAAATACCCTATTTTATTTTTCCATATACACAATTAGAGACCAATATATCGTCAATCAATACTGATCGTTTACAGCAATATCTTGCCCAAGACCCTGCTGTACTTGACTTATTGTCTGACAGTCTTACCAACAGATTAGATCCCGGAAATTGGTGCTATGATCCGGCACCTGGGCATTTGCATGCAGAAGGACACAAACATGCTGCGTCTGTACTAGAAAAAATATTAACTAATCTATACGACGAACAAGAGTAATTGATTTACGTTTAGTTTTACGCTTTGAAATGTCCGAAAGACTACATACCGGTCCGCATATAATGGTAAGATCTTTATTGATAAAAGTACGTCTACAGGCTCTAAAAGGCTCCCAATCTTGTTTAAGAAATATGTTTATAGGGATACTACGGTTGCTTTCCCACCACCAAATATTGGCCAGCTCCAGAAATAATTGTTTATTTTCGATGTCCACGATGACACCAAAGTCGTAGATGGTAGTAATTGTATCATCACGATTTTGTATTATTCCTACATATTCTATACCAGTATAGATGCACAGCGACATGAAGGGGTACTTATCAGTTAGTTGTTGTATTATGTTTATGCCCATAAATATTAAAGGAGATTTCTAATGTACGCGACCACTGCCTATTTATATCAACAAATTCAATCAGTTTTATTGATAGACATCAGCGGCGCTTACTTTGACGCGAGGTGGGATCCAGTGTACGCAAAAAACTTAACTTTAAATCTAGGAGTTGACAATGTCATCCTATTTCAGTTCCAGAATCAGGATCAAAAACCTGTCAATATTTCTGGTGCTACATTTACCTTTCGTATCATTAGCCAAAACGGCGAAGACTTACTGTTTGCTAAAGAATTGGTCGCACTAAATGCCGCTACAGGCCGTGCCAAAGTAACTATCACAGCTGAAGAAACCAACTGGGTACAGCCGCAACCGGCCAGTTATAGCTTAGAAGTAAGCTCTGGTGTGTTAGATCAAGCTGTATTCACTGATAGTCAAGCCGGAGCAAGAGGAACAATCAATGTTGTTGATAGCGTTTTTCCTGCGTTTGTGGCCAGTCAACTGCTCACTGTTCCAAGCCAGGCCCCTGCCGGCAATGTATACTATACCAGTACGGTGACCACTGATGGAGCTTCATTGACAACCTTTCAACTAGACACAGTTAACGTCACCGGCAACATCACAGTACAAGGTGCAACTGCTGCTACAGCTAATACAGTGGAATGGTACAATGTGGCCTTTGAAGATCTTGCAACCGGCAACACTATTAACCAGTTGGATTTTGTCAACAGTACTGAACGAGTCGGTATTAATGTAGAAGGATTCCATCCTTACATAAGATTAGCACTGAACTTTTCCGCAGGCGAATTAGCTGAAATAATTTATAGATGAAATATAAAAAGATAGTAGGGTTTGGCGACTCGTGGATGTGGGGAGACGAACTTGTGGATCCAGATCTCCTGGGTCGCAAAGACTGTCATCCAATATTACACGAGAATACACCGTATCGGGAAGCCAATTGTTTTTTGGGACTAATAGGACAGCATTATGGGTTACCGGTAGAAAACTTCGGTATTCCGGGAGGTAGTCAACAAAGCACAATGTGGAATTACCTTTGGTGGTCCATGCATGAAAAGTTAGTGCTGTCTGATTGTATCATATTGGTAGCACATACTGAACCAAATAGGATTAGCTTTTATAACCCCACCCATGTGAGTTATGCCAATGATCCTCAGTGGAACAAATATATACATAGTGCATGGGTACATAGCGGAAATTCTGGTGCTAGTGAAGATTGGATACAAATGGTTAAACTCAACATGATTTTAACAGATAGTCCAGCACTTCGAGAATTAACTTATCGTCAGTCTGTTATGTTTTTCGAAGGACAAAATTATAAATTGGGAAATAATATACTTCAGTTTAATACTGCACCTCCAGTTATAAAAATTGAATCAACTGGATTAGTATGGGCAGATCGCGGGCTTAAGGATTTTATAAAACATCAATCTGATTTATTAGCACCGGGAGGTCACCCAAACGAAGCAGGACATGCAGTTATCCGCAATCACTTGATTCCTGAGATAGAACGTGTTATACTAGCTTGATGCTAGATATTGTTCAATACCTTCCCGGCAAACGTAAACAAGCAAGTTCAGGCTGGATAAGCGTGAACGGTCCTTGTTGTGTTCACCATGGCGAAAGCCCGGACCGTCGCCAACGTGGCGGACTCCTGAGTAGTCCTGATGGCTGGAGTTGGCATTGTTTTAATTGTAATTTTACAGCCAGCTTTATTCTGGGACGTAATCTCAGTGTCAAAGCACGTAAACTATTGACCTGGCTGAACGTACCGCAGGAAGAAATAGAGCGGGTCAATTTGGAAAGTCTGAAGCATCGCAGCATCACAGGACTAATTGATGATCGTCAACGGACTGCCGCTGCCATACAGAACATCCGGTTTGAAGAACGAGACATAGGTGGTGTTGAGTTTGTAACAGCCCGTCATACAGACGTTTGGAAATACCTGCGACGTAGGCATGCGCCCTTGGATTATCCTTTTATGGTTAGTGCCACTCTGCTTGCTACCAGCCCTGGCGTAATTATACC